GAAGCTGCTGTAAGTTCACAGATTCCACGTGCGTCTAGCACGCCTAACGCCTCTGGAGTTATTGCCTGTGCGTATCTCTGCGCCGCTTCGAGTAGCAATCTCGACTGCACGTTTGAGGCCATCTTTGAACTCCAAGTTCTCTAATAAACATACTAGGTTTACTGCATTGCCACCCTTACCGCAGGTGTGGCAGAAGTATAAGTTATCTAAAGTGTTAATGACTGCCGATCTACGAGTATCATTATGTAGACAACATCGTACAGATACAGCCCTACCTTCTCGTACCTCACCTCCGTAATTGGAAACAATGACTCCTATGGGGATTGCGTTTGCATCAACGGAACCTTTGAATCTTTTGTTTTTACCCAGCCTATTCCAATCTTGTGTTGGCATACACAATCCCTTTCTTGGCACTTATCGTGCCAGTTAGAGGCACGCTTGAGATGACCGGCACCGTTCTCCTGACCACCTTTGGTGCAGTTAAGACAAATTATCATCTTCTTCTTCAACCTCTTCTGGCTCTAGTATCTCTGTTGTAGTGATATCACCCTCTGGTACTGGCATTTATTTGTTCTCCTTTTGCCACTCTAAATGGATAGATCCTTTTTCTATATGTCGTTTAATTAAAGACTGTAAACCTTTTTCTGAACTACCTATAATTGTAATACCACAGTTACAACCTTTTGAATAATGTGGTGGTTCACTATAAGTATAAGTTCCTTCGTTCATTGCTTCTCCTTCAACCATTGTGCTAGGTCTTGGATGACCCAGGCTTTTTCTATTGAAGAGTTGCGACGCTTAACTACCACATAGTGCAAGGGAACTTCCCCAAGTCCACGCGCCGTAGCGTAGTTAAGCGCCTCAACCTCTGCTTCTCTCCAGAAAGCAGGCAGGGAAAGGGTCTGCCTGTTCTTGAGTTCTAGGATATATGTTTTACTTGCAACAATCGCAACCATATCTCCCTCATCCTTACTGCCAGCTTTCGTCAAGCGTTCAGCAAGAACTCCCATTTTACGTAGCCACTTGAGTACGTCAGTCTCAAAGGTGGCTCCTTTAGTCTTGTTGTACTTGCTCATCTACAATTACAACCTTGTTAATCTTATAGACAAGATTACCTTGCTCATCCTTAACAAGTTCAACAATTCCAGCTTGCAGGATTGCACCAACGAAGTTAGCCAAGTCTGCCTGCAATATGTCAACTCGCTTTAATAGTTGCTCGTACTCATTCTTACTGCGCCATTCCATTATTTCAGACATTGTAACCTCCTTGGTATCCAGCGATAGTATCTTTGCGTAACATCCAACCAAACTCATTTTGATCGCTTATATGTACTGCTGCGTAATTTACTAGTAACTGTGCATACTTCTTGCCATCTGCTGAGTGTGGCCCAAACCTATTCTTGACCGGTGCCACCTTGAGAATACCCTGGCTAGGGTCATAACCTAGTGTGAGTATAAGGGCAGGTAGCTGAGATACCTTGCCGTGTATTGCTCTGCGATGAGGTGGCTCAGTAGGTGAGCCATACTCTGACTGTTCTGATACGTGGTGCAGGACCATTACGCACGCCTCTGTTGTGCGTGCCATATTGTGGAACTCCATCATAATTGCACGAAGTCCTGCCCATTCATTATCGGTCTCTGCTGCTACGTTCATCAGGTTGTCAATAACTATCAACTCTGGTGGCATACCATAGAGTTCAACGTAGGCCCGAACCTCTAGTTCGAGATCATCAAGTGATGGTGATGAGTCGAATACCCACTTGATGTGTGCAACCTTATCCAAGTGAGCATCGTAATAGTGTGAATCGTTTGACAGATTTGCCTCAACGGACACCTGTGAATGACCAGAAAGGTGAGAGGCAGCACGCATCATTACTGTTGTCGTGTCGGTGTCAGCAGAAAAGAACAAAGTCGGAACCTTTGCTTTGACTGCATAGATAAGTGAGAACATTGACTTACCAGCATTAGGAGCAGCAGCAATCATACAGACTTGACCACGCCTAAACTTAATACCTTCGGCTACTAAACCTTTCCATACATCAGGTAGCGGTGTTGCCTTGGTAAGCACACCACTCCACGCACGCGAAAGATTGAGCACCCTATCCCTCTCAACAAGCTATCTAATCCAGATTGTGTCGCACTTATCTGGTGCGCCCTTTGGTGTTGGACACATCCAACCCTGCCAAGGACCCTTGCTTGATGTACCTGTCTTGAATGTCATTGCACCGTGCTTACAGGAATTATTAGTTCCTGATGCAACCGGTGCTGGTGCTACGTATGTGCCACCGAAGGCTTGTGCTACTGATGCAACTGATGGCACTGGTGCTGGGCTACCACCTGCTAGTTCAAATCCTGTTGCTCTGATGTTCATTGCGTTCATAGCAAGATCTGCAAGACCTGCCTCTAACTCTTTTACATCTGCTGCATACAAGTTGATAAGTGTTCCATCACTTAACTTGTAGTTTATCTGGAACTTAGTTCCCTCTGTTGCCATTTACTTTCCTCCACTTGGTTTGATGTTTAGTCGAAATGACTCTGCTCCAACTTTCTTAGGAACAAAACCTAGAAGTTTCTCAACCTCTTTGTCGTCCACAGTAGAACGTCCTGCCACTGTAGTCCAACTCAATTCGATGCCACTTGCTGTGACACCTAGCAAACCTTCAAAGGAGGCCCTCAAAGAGTCTTGCTGCTTTTCTAAATCTTTAATCTGAGTAGTCAACTGTAGAAAGAACAGTGCATTTTTGTCAACTTCTGCATCTTCAATCAGCACACTACTGACTGCTGTACGTTCTTTTTTTAGACCAACGCATCCCATCTGCCCACTTGCGTCATAGTATTTGCAATAGAACTTGCAGTAACTTTCATCCTTTTCAGGAGCTGGTGCATCTGCTGACTCTTTAATAGCAGATAACCAGTTCAATGCTTCCAAGGCCATAGCCTCGTTGTACTCTTCTGTGTGTACCTTGACATCACGTTCATCACCATCACGTGCGATAGCAACTAGTGATACGCGCTCTACCTTATGACCGTTCTTTGTTAGGAGATAACCATAGACCTGTACCTGCCAACGCTGTTGCGTTGATGGGAAGTATCCAAGGTTCTTAATCTTACTTGTCTTCCAGTCAATCACATCGCCGGTACTAGGTACGAAACAGTCAATGTGTGCCTTCATTCCATTGTATTCAACCTCAGTTTCAAGCATCACATCTGCATTATCAGAGAGTGCCTTCTCAATCTCTGCGTGGATAGCAGTACCCATAATGGCAGCCAGCTTTAACTCGTTATCGTTAGTCTCTGGTTGGTCATTGAGTCTGTACCAAACCTTGCGACGACATCCACCTAGCTCAGATGGACCTATCTGTACCTGTGTTGAACGATCACGCTTAGCATCGCCTGCCTTGAGTGCAGTAAGTAATAGTTCTTTAGGATCAGTAATCACCCTAACTCCTTCTCATCATCCATCGCTCCGCATATAGAACAGGTTATCTGTCCATCCAAGTCCTTTACGAAGTCGTGTACGTGTGTCATTTCTTGTACTTCCAGTCTACCCATAAATCAAAGGCTCTGGCGATTAACATTCCAACTAATAAACCTGCTAAGAATGCGCTCATACTCTGAACGCTCCAGCATCTTGTGCATCATCGTATAGTTTGTAAGCAAGTCTGCACGCTAACCAACCTTGTTGATGCCAATACTGTGCAGCGTACTCATCTGTCATCGCAATGTATTTAACTTCATCTTCCATTAGAACTCCCACCCTACATACCAGAATAAGAAATCAATAGTCACGTGGTACTTATCAAAATGAAAACCAGCACCAACTCCACTGTTACGTCCACAGTAGAACCAATACTTTCCAATCTTCTTTTCCATAGCTCCTCCTAGAACCGTTCTTGTACCACCAACTGTAAAGGCTTGTTCGTATTGGCGTCAAGCACCGAAGCTATCTCAACGGCTTTACGGGCGTGTCTCTTTGAATAGGCTAGGTCCATATCAGGCTTGACAATTGAATACAGGTAGCCAAGAGCAAGCTGGCCCCCAGAACCAATACCATACGCTCCGTGATTTGCTTGGAAAAAAGAGAGATCACAAGCAATACGAAAGATATTACCGTTAAAAGCAATGAGATAATCGAAGCCATCATCTTTGTCCGCCTTATTGTAGTCGTAGTTGTTTTCAGTAAATGCTTGGATAATACTAGGTATAATCTTACGTCCCATAAACTGCGCTGGGTCCTCGCCTTTATAGAGCGGTGGCTTCCAGTTGTAGGAAAGGATATCACCTGGCCTAGTATCACCTGAAAGACCAACGAGATACTTACCAATCTCAACTATCTTTGGCGTACTAGTGGCAAGAGTTACTAGGTTATCCTCTGTAATCTGTGAGTCAGCTACTAGGACCGCGTAATCAATACCTTCCAGCGCCGCGATAGTTGTCATACTAGAGAGTCTACCAGTCAACGGCGTGTCGCTACTAGGCGACACCCTACTGGGCGCTACAATATGAGCCGTGAGGCGAATTAAACAGGCAGGCGCCCTCAAGGGGCGCACCGACAGTAACCGTACAGTAACCCTACGGCTCCGTCTACCAACGCTGCCATCGTTTAGATGGCTCAGGAATGCCCTTCCTAAGCCCTACGGGGCCGATTTAAGACAGTTAGGGCCACTGCACGTATGTTCCTGTGGGTGTCAGGTCTTTAACGTCTTAGCCAGCTTTGAAGATTATGAACTGGTCTGGTACTTCTTAGATGCAACCTGTGTCAGTTGTGGCAATCTAGTAGTTGTCCCTTGTCCAGTAGATAAAGATGCAGCACAAGCTCAGTAACCATAACGAAGAAGATCGCACTGCCACGTGCTCTATTTGTGGTCCTACTAAGATGAAGCTACGAGATAAAACCAGACCATTGACTGGTAGATATAGATGTCGCACAGTATGGAAGCAGACCTATAACAATAGCGTCTATCCATACATTAGACATAAAGGCACGAAATGTCAAGGATGTGGGTTCATACCAGTACACATCTCTCAATTAGATGTGGACCACATAGACGGTGACCGCTTCAACAATGACCCTGTTAACTTGCAGACCTTGTGTGCTAACTGCCACCGGCTCAAGACTCACCTATCGGGGGATAGTAACTCTGGCATATTTTAGGCATAAAAAAAGAAGCCCACCCCTTTCGGGGTGAGCCTCTTAGTTTGCCTCGCGCTGATGGGTTACTTAGACCCACGACCAAACTCTGTAGATGAAGCATCTAGCCACTTGAGTACTGGACCAGCGAAGCCAGCTACTGCTGCCATTGCTAGTGTCTTGAGGTCTGTCTCGCCTGCAAGGTAAAGTGCGATAGCAGCAGCTGCTGCAGCACGAAACCAAGTGAGTGCGATTTGTTTGAACTGTTCCATTGGAACTCCTTTGCTTTACTTTGTACCGTGCAACTTGCAACAGGTACAAACTTCGGTCTTGTATGCCTTCTTTGCTGGCGTAGGTATCACCTTGGCTACTATCTGACTGATGATCTTTGGTTGATTCATCCACCAGAACCAAGGGGAAGTGTCCTTGCCCATATCCTCGTTAATGGAAATGTGCAAGTGTTTAGTGTGTTGGTTACTGCCTGTGTACTTACGATTGCCTTCTTTAGCACGTTC